AAAACTATATTTTAAACTTGCCAGTTGACATATTTCAGCAAGCTGAATTAATTATTGATACGCTCAGCCAGCTCGGCATTGTCCACGCTAAAGCAGCGGGCAGAAGGGAAGATCAATTCTTGCTTAATGCTCAATACGCAGCGGGTAATTTATTTACTCCTCCTGTACCTGCTGGTGGTGGTAATAAGTTGCCAGATCAGGAACCTCCTGGACTTGTACCAGGGAATTTTGGTGCAACAGTTCCCGCCATTACCGCTGTAAACTTAAATGTGGCAAAGATTGTTAGAGCCGCTATGATTATGGATGAGAATAACGTTCCTCATGACGACAGGTACTTGGTTGTTAACGCAAAAATGATCGGCGCGTTAATGAATGACGGGGATAAGCCTACCAATATTCTTTATAACAATACGAAGAATTTGATGCAAGGCGGAGTTGATACTTTTATGGGCTTTAAAATTATTTTGCTCGGAAACAGAACTGAGGGGGGCATCCAACTTAGGCCTGACCCAACTAATACAGATTTACCTGATCCTGTGATTCCAGGAACTCAAACAGGGAGTACAGCCTCTGCAATAGCTTGGCACAAAACCTCACTTGGGTCAGCTTACGCACTTAATCCTGTGACAGAGGTGGAATGGTCGCCTACACATCAGAGTTGGCTAACTATATCCCGACTAAGAATGGGAGCTTCCAACCTACTTGGTCATGGTGTTGTCTATATTGACTGTAATGATAGCGCTGGTCCTTTAACCCCGTAACCCACAATTCATAGCCCCTTCGGGGGCTTTTTGATAGGAGATAGATATGACATTTAATAATAAAGCCTTTGTCAGATTAAGTGGCGGGGAATGTTCAACAGACATGGATGGGGCTACCATTAATTTTGGCTATCAGAGTACGGACAGTATGGGGACGATGACCGCTAATACTGGTTATTTTAATGAAGCTCGCCCAAACTTTAAGTTCGGAAGCCTTATCCAGCTGCTTTCCGTTAATCCAGGTGTGGTTCCTCCTGTCGCGGAAACTAAGGTTGTCTATGTAAGTTCACCGGAGCCTACTGAGACAGGAAATGTTACTTTGCTCGACGCACACACACCTGTGCCTGATCCATTTTTTCAAACCGTAGCTGAAGGTCCATTGGTCTTCACAACTGGGGGAACTCAGTCAGATGTTGTTCTCTATCCGTTGTCTCAGGTAGGGATGTATGGTAATTTTTCGCTAAACTCACCAGTCAATGACATTGGACCTCCTATCGCTCACTCAGGGATAGAGCATGTTGAATGCCAGGCTGGTCAGATAGAAATCTTTTGGTCAAGGATTGTTACACCCGGCCAAACTGTAAACATGTGGTTTCAGCTCAGAAGCGCATCACCGTCATAACTTAAGGAGAAGACAATGGCTACGTATACACCAAGTAACTTTGCTTTCATCGCCGGTGATGAATTATGCGGTCCACAGAAAATTCCGTGTGCTTTTGGATATTATGCTGAGACTGACACTGAACTTGAGATCTTACAGTCCCCCACAGATGGACATAGTTTTTTCGGGTTAAGAACTGATGGGAGTGGACTTCCTTTAACCCCAGCCGAGAAACTTTTACCTAGCGCGTCGCCACATCTTACCCGTGGTTCGCTCATCTTAATTAATGGGAAAAGTATCTCTGGCTCGCCTGTCGTCCCAAGTATCGACCCGTTTGTTTTGTATGTGATCATCACCTCCGAAGCAGGAGAGGATACAACTTACGATCGTATATTTCATTTTCCTTAAGGAGAGAAACATGACCGCACCATCAGAAGATCCGTCACCCCAATGGGTGCCTCAGAATTTCGCTCATGCGAAAAACTCCCCAGATAGGAACAGTAACATTCCAAGTATTGGGTTCTACATTATTCCGTCTAACCCCCCAGGAGGAACGCCAGCTCCTGGGCAATTGCAGGCTCAAGGATATTTCGGCTCTCATCAACATCGACCCAGTATGAATGATGAGACATCCACTGGTGGGACTAAGTCGGAGAACCAAGGCAATCCTTCTTTAAGCGCTATATTACCTTTTGGCTCAGTTATTTTCTGGGCCTCGGCGTTTGTTTGGCCTGTAAAGTCAAGTGGAATGGTGGCCAGGGTAAACCTAACTCCCGCAGTGGGCTACGGAAAGAAACCAGGAATGACTATCTTTAACACCGCTTTTCACAACTGGTAGCATCGGAGATATTATGCCAGAACCATATTATGCAGCACCGGGTAGTTTGGCTCAGTTTACTCCTGGTGAATTAAGTCCCGATCAGGCTATCCCTAATTTTTACTATATTGATGATGATCCGAACAACTTTAAATTAGATTATGGGTACAAGCTATTTTCCAATGGAGAATGTTTTTGGGATTCAGTTTCCACCTCGTTAGAAGTTGGCTCTTACATAACTTGTTTAGGAAAAGCTCAAGCTGAAACCAGTCTTAAAACCAGCATAGCTACCTTTAGGGTTATTTCCATTGAGAGGGATTCGAACTACAGGTACAAATATAGAGTAAGAACCAGTATTGGGCCTGACACTTTATTCTCGAATCAGTCATTTGGGGTTGGAAATTCGACAATCCAGAATGTCGCAGGAATGAATTTGCAGTATAAAGGGATTATTCAAGCTGAAGGGGTGATAGGTCAAGATCATGTTATTGCTTTGGGGGTTGATTCAGGGGTAGATGAACATTGTTGGTGTTGGGGTTCTACATTAAAACTACCGCAAGGGCCGCAGTATGCCGCTCCAATTGTTATCTCTCAGATAGATTCTCTAGCAACCCCAAACAATATTAATGTGCATTTTGCTGTTGGGAATCAACCAACGGTAGCTACATTATATTACTTTTACATGGAAGCTTATAAACCAGTGAGTCCCTTATACTAGGAGAGTCCGATGACAATTTTTCAAGATAATTTATTTGTTCAAATGACCCCTGGAGAGGTTAGTCAGGACCAAGCAGTTCGTAACTTTTTTTATTACGATCCAGATGAATTTGTGAATCACGGATTAGCAGCAAACTACTGGTCACCTGCTGGTGAATCTCTTGAGGTCGGGTCTTTAATTACGATGAGAGGGATCTTAGGTAAACAAACAGCAGTTCCGCTTCCTCATCCACACACTTTAACTCAAGTAGTATTTCAGGTCTGGAAAAAGGAAAAAAATCCACCTGGGCATAGGGATAAATACAGGATTTATGTAAACATAGGGCCGGACACTTCATATATAAACACCAATCCACTTACCAACCCTTTAGTCGCCACTGATTTAAATATGGAGCACACGATCTGCAAATACAGGGGTTTTGTTATGTATCAACCTTTTGCACTTGGCCCCACCCCAAATAAATGGTTAATTAACATTGGAGCATCCAGATTTCATCTATCTAAAGGAGATTTTTGTTGGGGACAGCTCGTTACGCCACCATATAGTACTGCTTACTCACAGACCCATTTTGTAGCCGGGGTTATCCCTCTACCTACATATCCGGGTCCAGTAGAACACCCTGAGTCGATTGAAATTGTTTGGAGTGGAACTACTGGGCCGGACGCTGCTGAAACTCATCCAGGGTCTGGTGTGTTTTTCCCTTTTTGGGTCCGGGTAGAGGCTCATCAAATATTAGTCAATGTCTAATTATCAATGGAGGGTTAAATGGCTACAAAATTAGATATAATCAACCAAGCCTATGCCTACTTAGGCAATCCTATGATTAACACTTTAAACATTGCCGATCCTGTTGTGAATGCTATGTCTCAAATTTATGACGCGGAAAAACTTAATCTCTTATCGCTTCATCCGTGGCGGTTTGCCACAAAATGGGCCGAATTACAACCCGCACCTCAACCACCAAGTTATCCTAGATGGGGTTTTTCTTATGAATTACCTCAAGACTACATCACGGCTTACAATACTTATTTCTGGGGAGATTACGAGATAGTTGGGGAGAACGTTTATAGTAATAACAACCCGCCTTGGTTATGGGGATATATTTACGAAGCCTCACCAACGGTGTTTCCAGGATATTTTGTTTTAGCACTGAGTCATCAGATTGCAGCTAAGTCGGCAACATTGTTAACGGAAAACCCTGAGATTGCTAAGTACTGGCAGGAACAGGCTCTAATCCAAAATATGCGCGCACAAAATAGAGATGCTAGTGCCGTGTCTGCTGTTGCAATTAAAGATAACCCACTGCTTGCAAACCATTATTATCGGGGTTTCTAAATGGCTTTCAATATAACCTTCCATGACTTTACACATGGGCAGTTAGATAAGACTTTAAAATCCAGAAGTGACTTGGATATTTATAATAAAGGAGCTTTAGAATTAAAGAATCTAGTCGTACGTCCAGGTGGCGCGGCTAAATCGAGGTTCGGCACAGAGTTTTTGTTTGAGTCCGGGGAGGATGTTGAAAAGTTACTTGAGCCTGAGACTTTAGGGTATCAGATGTTTGCGTTCACCCCTAGCGAAAACCTGAAGCTTTTGATTATTTTAGGAGCTGCACCTGCCGGTGGTCACAGTAGATATCAGTGCTATGTAGAACGCAATGACAGTTTTTGGGGCGGTCTAGACTTGGCTACCGGGAAAATATTCACTATAACATCTACCTCAGATAACTATTTTGAAATAGACACTAAACAGGTTGAGAGGGTAAAGTACCGCACAGCTCAAAATCAGACAGACTTAGTTTTAGTGACAGGAACTACGCAGCCGATTGTTATCACTGCAATAGAAGGTGCAATCCTACCCGCAACGGCTTTACAAACTCGAAACTTAAATTTTAGACGCTACCCGCAACATGATTTCACCAACAGCGGTTACATTTTTCAGCAACCTATTGCCCCCGTAACCCCTCAGGTAGCATACGCATGGCAGATCAGCTTATGGGCATCAGTAGCCGCTGATCCTATTCCTGTCAGCCGCCCAAATGCTACAGCAGATTTCCCTCTGGTGGGGCCAAACAGTTTACCTCTTCTGCACCTAACAAATCCGTTGCCAGCTCCGCCACCGCCAGTCGATCCCACGGTTTTTAATGGATTCAATTATGTCTTTGCCACTCTGGATCAGCATTATGTTGGGGGGTTGGTTCAGATGGCTGGACCTGTTGATGATCCAACCGCACCTATAGGGACAGCTGTCATTGTCAAGGTCCACACCAATGAGTGGGCCTCAATCAGAGTTCTTACCCCCATAGATAAAGGCTGGAGAGCTCCCTTAACAGTAAATGGTGATCAGATGGTGCTCACAGAGCCCGCGTTCTCTTCCCCTACTGGAACGGCCCCCGATATTTTTCCTGGAAGGGGTTGGCCCCGCACCGTAAGTTTTTATGAATCCAGGTTGATCTTTGCTGGTACATCACCGTTACCTCAATCCTTATTTATGAGTCAGACCGGGGCTTTTAATAACTTTGACACAGGGACGGGCGAGCCAGCAGACGGAATAGCTTACACCATTGCGTCTGGAGCTGAAGACCAAATTATCAATATGATCTCAGGCCGTTCACTTCAAGTGTTCACTACCACTAATGAGTTCTCAGCACCTGTCTGGTCTGAACAAGGTCTTACTCCTACAACTGTAACCATCAGAAGACAGACCTCAATAGGAAGCTCTAATTGTATCCCGGCGATTTTGGACAACATGACCATGTACTCCAAACGTGGGGGTAAAGCTGTAATGGCTTTCGAAAGTCTTAACTCAGGTGGAAATACATACAATTCTCAAGATGCTAGTGTTCATAGCTCAGAAATAATAAATAACCCAGTTCACATGACATCATATGTTGAGAATATTGCGTACGATGCCAACTTATTATTTGTAATAAATAAAACTGATGAAGAGAATGAGGGAAATTTAATCTTATTTGAGTCGTTAAGAGAGCAGAGTGTTCAGGCTTGGACAACCTTAGATACAGATGGGGAGTTTACAAATGTAGAGGCGGTTGGGGATGACGTTTTCTTTATGGTAAAAAGACAAGACATAGTGCCTGCCCCCCCGGTCACAAAATGGTCTTTAGAGCGAATGAACTGGCTAGCCTGTCTGGATGGAGCTGTGTCTCACACGGCAGCTACCCCAGGAGTTCCAGGGACAGCAATATCCTTGCCTACATTCATGTGGAATAAGACTGTCGATATAGTTGGATGGACCGGCACTGATCCTCAAAAGGTACAGGGAGTTTGGCTTGGGGAGTTTTTGGTTCCTAGTGATGGACAGTTCTTGCCGGATATCCCTGCGTGGTATCCAACTGGAGGTAACTTTCAGTATTGGATAGGTTTGAAATTTGAGCAACTATTACAAACTATGCCAGTGGATATAAAAACTCAAATGGGAAGTATGTTGTTCTTAAAGAAAAAAATATATAAATGTTATGTAGAGTATATTGACTCTTATCCGTTTTTTGTTAACGGGATTGAAGCTGACCTACGTAGTTTAGCTTTCTCTACCGGACAGTATGAGCCAGGATATATTCCGGGAGTTCAACTTAATACGGCTGAAGAGCCTTTTGCTGGAATATGGATGAGGCCCACCATGCAAAAACTGAATCTACCGCCCACATCTGGGACAGCATTCAGAGGTTTTGTCAGGGAAGCTACAGTTCTAATAACTAACAACCGTCCTTTACCAATGATTATTCAAGGTATTACGGCAGCAACCAGTTAGGAGAAATTATGTTCATTAAATTAGCGGGCGACGGAGTTGGTGAAAAACACACTGGAATGGAGCCGTTTATTATAGGTGCAATGGTGGCGGGGGCTGCAGGAAAAATGTATATGGAAGGTGAGGCTGTAAATAAACAGGAAGAAGCTTTGGAGCTCAAGAGAAAACAAGCCGAAGCTAAAGCCTCACAAGATCAAATTAATCGTGACGAGCAACTTCTGCATGTTCAGTCTGCTCAATTAGCTGAAGCAGCTGCTCAAGGGATGTCATCATCGTCAGGAACATTGGGCGCACTGGAATCCGACTCTTATAATAAGTTCGCCAAATCTAGCGCAACGGGAAAATTTAACTTAGAAAGTCAAAGTCTTGCTATAGACGAACAAATGTCTGAATTAGAAGACAAGTATTGGGCTGATGCTTTTGGTACTGTGGCAGATACAGCTGGGAAAATCTATGGGTTAAAATCCCCTTCCGGGAGTGTGACAGGGACACCTGAAAATACGACTGGGGTTTTTTCTGCGGACAATTACTCAGGTGTACAGCAACATGACTACTGGGGACAGCTTAATCAAAAGACTCAGAGTAGTGATTGGCTTGGGGCAATGATGGGTAAGGAAGGGAACTTCAGTCAACACTTGAGAAAATATGGGGATAAGTAATGGTTAAGACAGTTTACACTGAGAAGACTCCTCTTCAACCAACAGACTTTACATCTTTTGCGGGGGCTGGCGCGGAAGCTTGGTCCCAACAATTCGGACACTTATCAGATAAGGCATACCAAGAAGCACATACCATGGCCATGTCGGACGCAGCTCTGAACGGGATGCAGGAAGGACTTAAAGGCACAGATGCTGAAGGAACTGACAACACTACTGAGGTAAAAAGAAAATATAACCAAACCATGCTTAACACTGCGGGCAGCGTGATAACTAACCAAGTAGCTGCCCAGGCTCAGAACCTATATCAAAGTGCGGTCGCAGAGTATGGAGACACTCCACAAGCGCTTCAGGTATTTAATACTGGTTTAGGGGCTTATGGTCAAAAGATGCAAGCTAATCTTAGTCCAGGGTTGGTGCCGGCGTTTCAGAAGACCATGCTCACGGCTAAAGGGGTTTACGAAAAAAGTCTGCTTAGAGGGGTTGCATCACAAAGCGCACAGAATCAGAAGTATTTGGCTCAAAACCAAGTTAACAAGAGTGCTGCAACTATGGCCACTTTATTCGGGGGGCAAGGAGGCTCTTACGACCCTCTGGTTATTGATACCAACAAAGACGCTCTTGATGCCGCTCGACAATTCAATCGACAGAGTTCTTTAACCGGAAAATCTAGGGCTACGAACGACAACCTCTTACTCAATACGGCAGCTCGCAATATTGCCAACAACATCGCACGACGGCAGGTGTTTACTATACAAAACCTTTCAGAGACGAAACCACCCGGCGCGGAAGAAGGTCTAAAAGCCTCCCGTCAAGTCTTAGGGGATATGA